GTATTCTTCTGCCAGTTTTGGGACGACATCTTCATCCCAATCAAAAGATACTGGATTAAGATTTAAAACTCGATCTAAACAATTGATATTATTCAAAGGTTCTATATTTTTCTTTAACGTAATGTCAGAAGTATGAGGTCCGACCGAAATAAAAACACCATTATATTTCCAAAACCCAGCCAGATCTCCATTGGGTGATTTAAAGTTTGTTTTTAATGCGGCAACACCAAAATCTGGAGCCTTTGCACCCCAAGAAGGAACTACAGAATCTTTAAGACCATTTTTTTCACTAAAAACAGCACTATACGAAATATTTAATGATCCAAGACTTATATCAGAACCAATTTTAATATCAGATCCAAAACAATTTCGAATACCAGTAAGTTGTTCTAATCCAAGAGTATTAATTGAGAGTGGAGATGTAAGTGATGGTCCAACAACAAGTGATGCCGTGAATGCTTGTGCTGTTGCTCCTTGACCACAATGTAGTTTATGAATTGATGCTGTCCCTGGTTCCCAGAATCCTTTTGGAATTAAAAGTGCCCCACCCACCAAAGGATTAAAAACATCTAAAGTTCCAACATCTAAAGTATCAAATGCCATAAATTTCTCCTTATTTACAACTTAAAAGAATTCCATCAATTAATTTAGCAAGAGGTCCGGGAACAAATGTTGATAAAAGTCCACCTAAAGGACCACCTTTACTTAGATCTTTACATAAAAGATAGATAACCCCCCCAGCATTCAAAGTAATTGAATCTGGAGTTGAAATACAAACTTTTGCTCCTCCGAGAGTCATTTGCTCTCCAGATACCATAGTTATGGCTTCATTTGCCTTAACCATAAATGAACCATCATTACCATCACCTGTTGTTTCTATAAAAACATTTTTGCCCTTAAGTTTTATATTCCCATTTTCGGCAATAATTGTAATATCACCTTCTTTAACGGTAATGGATTTTGATACATTTTCTTTTTCTTTCTTTTTTCTATTATCACCAGGTTGTGTCCCAACAACTATTTCATGATTGGTCCCCTGAACAATTTCAGATTTATTACCTTTATTTGTATGCATCTCAATATTGCCATTCTTTAAAGATCTGACAAAATTGGTGTCTGGATTTGTTTTTGTATCACCTGCTGGACCCATAAAAATGGTTCCATAGACATTATCCGTTAAAGTATGTTCCGGTTTAAGTATTCCCATTTAAGTTACACAATCAACAATTCTTATAATGTTAGCTTTTCCTACTCTAGAACCAGATTTTATAATTGCAGATAATTGATTTTCATTTGCAATTAATTCGGTATTTAGTATTTTTTTACTGACTGCATCAATTGAAATAGTAGGAGATTGGTTTTCAACAGATTCGGTAGTACCAGTAGTACCAGTATCACCTCCAATTAGAACGGATCTTGAATCTAGAGGATTTGTTTCATTAATTCTAATAATATCAAATTTAGGTCTAACCTCAACTCCTGCTCCTATGTCACTATTTATTATTAGATCCGGAATCTCTGTTAAACCACAAACTTTATTTTGTAATTGAATATCAAGTATTTGTCCAGATTCTGTTAATTTTATATTAGCTTGCAATCCTGGTATATTTGGCGTAAGTTCTACAGTATCGGTTGGTTTATATCCAATACCAGTAGATAAAATTTCAAATCCAGTTAAACATACAACATAATCTCGTATGGTAGTTCTTACTTGACCAGTACCATTTGTTCCATCTGTTCCAGTAACAGGTTGGTCAAATTCATCTAACCCATTTGGTTCTTGAATATAACCATTACCAGGTGTTACAACAATGATATTTACAACTTCACCATCATCATTAATTTCAGAATATGCAGAAGCATAATCTCCATTTCGACAACCATCTATAACACTTACAAAAGGTGGAGTTTCATAACCAGATCCACCAAATATAAGATCAAATCCAACAATTTGACCAACTGTATCAATTACGGCATTTGCAATAGCACCTGTACCACCACCACCAAAAATCTGTATTATTGGTGGTCCACAACGATAAGAACCAGTATCACATTGAGCAATACTATCTGGTATTGTCCCATCAAATTGACCTAATGTTCCACCAAAAATTGGAAGATCTTTAGTCCATCCAGTCACACCTTCAATAAGATCAGACTCATCTGGAACTGGTAAGAAATTATTAAAGTTATCAACATCTTTTTGAGTTGGACCTCCCCAAAATGGATCTGCCTTAAAGTCTTTAACTTGTGGGCAATTTGGTTTTGCACATAAGAATGATTCAAATCCAAGAATAAAATCAAGTGCCTGAAATACACTACCAACAATTTTTGTTATTCCACCTAATACATCATTAATTTGATCTAAAATAGGTCCAAGTGCCTTATCGATACCAGCAGCTAATTTATTAATTAATGCATTTGTCCATTGTGTTGCAGCACAAAATGGAATATTGACAGCCTTTCCAATAAGTGCAAACAAAAAGTCGGCAACCATCTTTGCCAAGCCAGAAGCAATTTCTTTAAACTTGCAAAAAATAGTATCTATAATTTTTTGAATAATTGTATTTTTAATTGCCTTTGCAACCGTGGGCAACAGCATATCAATTAAATCTTGTATACCAGCTCTTATTTTTCCAATCAGAAAATTTCTTAATCTTTGAATGAGAATTTTAAGAATCGCAGCAATAATACTAGAAGTATTTCTAATTAAATTCGTAATTTTACTTATTTTATTAATTGTTCCGTTAATATAAAGTTCACCCCACTTTTTAATTGCCTTTAATCTTTGAAAAAATTTTGTAAGTTCTGTATTAATTCCTGCTAACTCAGATGTACCACAAACATCAGGTAAAGGTATTGGTTCGGATTGTAATTGTCTAGCTTGTTTGAATGCCGTAGAGTTGACAAATGCCTCACATTTTTCAGAATCAGATAGTGAATACCCCTTGTCAGTTTGTTTTGAAATACAATCTCCAGAGATTTTTGCTGCTTTAGCGTCTTGTACTGCTTTTATATTTGTAGATGCAGCATTGTATAATTTCCAATCAGAATCAGACCAACTATCTGATTGAATTTCATTTAATCCAGAAATTACATTACGATTAGATGTTTCTATACTATCTAACTGTTCTGACGGTAAAGAAGCCAGAACAGGAATAGGTTGTTTCTCAGATGGATCTGAAACTTTTACTGGATTATTTTGTGATCCGATTTGATCAGCCATTAACAATTCACCTCCTTATGTTGATATTTATTGCTCATTTCATCGCATCCTCAAATTCTTGTTGAGATGGTTGTAGTGGTAAAGTTTTTTTATCATCTCCAATGATTTGATGATTTGCTGGTGCTAATCCAGAATTATAACGATCTACTCTCTTAAATTCTGTTGTTCCACCTTTAGATTCTCTCAGATCATAATCAGATAAATTATTTCCAAGTACATGAGTAATGATTGGAACCTGCTCACTTTCATCTAAGTAACATGCCAATACCCATTCACCACCCCATACACCAACAGATCCACCATTACGATTTCCTTGTGATGTTGGTTTTGCTATAATAGCCCAAGGCAAATCTTCATCTTTAATTTGATTACCACTTGGATGTTTACCAGGTATTCTTATTCTAACCCGATCTCCATGAGCATCACCCCATTTTGCATTTTTCAGGTATTGATTTTGTCCTGGCGCAACTTGGGCAAGAAAAGGTTTAGAGAGATACCCCTGAGCTAAATTAGCAGCCATTATTTGTTTTTATTAGTATATAGACCATAACTATCACGAGCAAGAGTCAGTGATGTAAATGATCTCAAGGGATCAAAATGATGACACAAATTTACAATTAAATATTTTCCACTCATAACAGGATCTGGTCCTTGAACTTTACTATCTGAGGTGACTGCTTCAAAATTACAAATGATAGTATCCCCAGCTTTTAATTTAGCATTACATGGAATTTGAATTTGAATCACTTGTGTAAACAGCAAGTTATATCTCATTGTAGATTTTGCTTGCCATTGTTTTGGATCATTATTAACATCATCTTGAATTTTTTGACTCAAAACACCAACATCTTTGATATGAAAATGAGTTCTTGTAAAAGAAGCTACCGTTGGTAAATCTGCATCTTTACCCAAAGATGTTACTAATTCTTTACCAACATTAATATCAAGTTCTTCATACTTAAATGTTCTTGGATCAAAGAATAAATTTCTGCTAAAAATACCTCCAGATTTTAGTAGATTAGCTAAATCTCCTTTCCTAATATCAGATTTAAATAAAATTTTAAAGTCATTTTCATTATTATCAATATTAGATTTTAATACGTCTGTTCTATAATATGTTGCTACTGGTTGTTGTCTAATTAAATCATCAATAGATCTAAAATTTAAACCAGATCTTGTCTCGTAAAAGAAATATCCTGGATTGCCCTTTGCTGGTATTGATTTTGGTGCCAATCTGCAAATAACTTCAAAAGCAGATTTTCCATTTCCAGTAAGTGAATATGAATTTTTAGTTCCATCTATAAAAATATTACTTTTTAAATAATCTGCTACTACATTCTTAACGGTATTACTAATATTACCAGAATATTTTTTATAAACCGTTGACTCTTCATTTAATTTAAAATTTTTAGAAACCAAATTCATTATGATAGCTTCACGATTAGATTCAGATGATGGAGATATTGTTTTATCGTAAAGAAGTGAATTTTTACTAAAATCCAAAACTCCATATTTACTTCTGATTTTAAAAGCAACAGAAACATCTCCAGATAATGGTAATGCAGAACTAAGAGTACCAATTCTCGATTGACTATCAAATTTTGAATTATAAGGAACAGATGCTCCAGTTTCTACAAGACTCAGTACTGCAGTTACACTTGGGGAAAATAAACTCTCATAATAATTAAAACTCACAGTTTTTGGTCCTGTTTTTTCTTGACCAGTAATGTCTACTGGAGGTCTTCCCTTTTTTTGAATTTTAAAAATCTCGTATGTAGATGCTTGTGATGCGCTAGACATTTGTTAAACCCCCCATAATGGTGATGCTGACGGTGTAGGTGCTGCTATCGAACTTCTACCCGGTGATGGTTGTTGAAATGGAACTGGAATATATTGTGTTCTTGGTTGTCTAGCAAGAACAACCGTTGTTGCTTTCTGTGCGGGTTTTGGTTGGTTTGCCGTCACTAAAGTTTTATTTTGTTTAGATGCAATAGTTTGTATTGGTGTGTTGAATGGTGCATTTGCACTATAAATTTTCAAAGGATCAAATTTTCCACCAATAGTTCCGTTCCAACTTTTTCCAATTTCCCAGTGAAGATGTGGTCCGCTAGATCTACCAGTTGATCCAACTTTACCAATCACTTCACCTTTTTTAACTGACCCACTAGTTTTGTAAGATCCTTTTGGCATATGTCCATAAAGATGATAAAGACCAGAAGTATCTCGATAAACTAGAAAATTGCCCCACCCCTTCTCAAATCCAGTTTCAATAATTTTACCATCCGCAACTGCTCTAAGAGGAGCACCATGATTAGTAGCAAGATCAGTTCCACCATGGTTCTTACTACCCCTTTGAACACCATATCTACTTGAAACAACCACTTTTGTATTTCCTGCTGGTATTTGTTCAATAGATTTAGAAAGTTCTTCTTCAGAATAACCACCTGTTTTAACTTTTTTTAGTGCTGCTTCAATTTTTTCTGGCCCTATTTTTCCACTATTTCCAGGTAAAACATTACCACTATAACTTCTAAAAGCACCCCATTCATTAGAAAGTTCTTCAATATAATCTCTAGTTGATATTTTTCCCGCTAACCATTTTTTACCAGGACGTTTTTTCTCAAGATAAGCAACAGCCATTTTATCTTGGTTTGCTGGAGTAAATTTTTCATTAGGATTCAATCCTGCTAATTGATATGCTAATTGTGGATTAATGAATTGATATCTCCCAAGTGCTGCAGATCCACCCTTTTTACGTTTAGATTCTGCCTTGAAATCAAGTAATTGTCTTAGGTTCATATCTCCGATTTCTGGCCTCACTAAACCCGGATTAACAGAGGAATATCCACCTTCTCCAGAAGAAATCAAATCTAGCATTGGCCCCCATTTACCAACAGTTAGTCCACCACCACCATTATCACCGTCACCACCATTATCACCATCTCCACCGTCACCACCATCTCCACCGTCTCCTCCATCATTACCACCAAAAATACTAAACATAGAATTCCATTTATTGAAATTCTTTGAAACTTCCGCAAGAGATAACATATTCTCTTCATCACGTTCTGCAGTATCTGAAATGTTATTAACGGCACTAGAAAATTTTGTAAACCCATCTGTCAAAGAACGTTCAGATTGCTTTAACTTTATACTTTTCTTTGGTTGATACGTTGGTTTTCCTTTATTATCTTCAGACTTAACTGTTCCACCCTGAGAAAATTTTTGTGGTTCTGGTTGTGGTTTAACTGGTTCTGCTCTTACAGGTTCTATCTTAGCAGGTTCTGATTTTATAGGTTGTACTCTTGTGGGTTCAGGTTTTGTGGGTTCTGGTTTTTCTGGTTGTGTAGGTTCAGGTTTTGTAGGTTTTTCTGGTTTCTCAGGTTTTTCTGGTTTCTCAGGTTTTTCTATTTTTTTAAATTCACTCTGTAAAGAAGCAATATCTTTATCTGCTTTATCTGCAAATTTTAAATCATTATCGGCATTTTTTTCAATATCTTTCAAATCTTTCATAATCTGATCTTGTTCCTGTTTTGGAATAAGACCTATCAATTCACCAACTTTTTGAAATCCAGTTCCAATAGTATTTAAAATGCTTCCGACTGATTTCATAAATCCACTATTAAAAAATGAATCAATATCAGATATCAACTTTGGCAGTTTTCCTATTAAAATACCAGTCGCAATTAATCCAAAAAATTCAAGCATTCGATCAAAAATACTTTTAACTGGTGTAGTTACAACAGAAGTTATTCTTCCAAATGCTGCTCCAATTTTAGGTGTTTCTAATCTTTGTTCTTCTGCCCTTACTTCTTTTTGTTTTTCTAATTTAAAAAATATATCTTTTTTCTGTATTCTAAGTTTCTTTAACTCCTTGTTTGAATTCATCAAAGAGGTTTTAATATTCGTAGCGTTAAGTTTTAATTTTACTATTTCTTTTTCCATATTACCTCATGTGAATTCCATACCAATCAAGAGATATGTTCATAAAGGGATTTGTAGGATTTATTGGTGATATAACAGTAACATCTGTTGCCTGTGATGGTGGTTGAGGAATTCTTGGCATACCACCAGAATCTGGGAGATCCATTTGTAAAAATTGCATACCACCTTTATCAGCAGAAGTATCTGAACCCATCATACCAGATGGTATAGATGCAGAAGGTGTTATACTTTGACCTGGTTCTTTTTCAGGTTTTATTCCTGACATTGAACCGCCTCCCGACGAAGACAGTTTTGGTTCATCCTTTTTCTCAGGAGCAGAAATTCCCGATGAACTTGAAGTTGCAGATGAACTTGATGATGGTAATGTTGGTGCTGGAGGTGGTGGTGTTGTGGATGCTGGTGGTGGATTTGGATTTGGGTTTGGTCTTGGTTTCTTCTTTTTATCTATTGATTTTTTAATATTCTCATTAAATTCATCAATAACTTTTGAGTACTCTTCAGATACATCTTTTTGATATGCCGCACTTGCAGATAATTTTCCAACAGACTTACTAAATGTTGTCCATAATCTACCAGAATTGTCATTAATATCTTTCAATAATGGTCTAAACATCATTGCAGATGAAGTCTTGATAACTTCTTCTCCAGGAGCAAGATTTGTCCTTACACTGTCAACATTAGCAGGTCCAGAACCAGGAACTGTTCCTCCTGTTGCCATGCCAGGATTGTTTGAAGCAACACTATCAATACTAAATCCCTTATTCAGAGCAGCATTCATATCTTCAGTTTTCATCCCCATTCTTATATTCTTTGTATAACCCTCTGGGTCAACAGACCTATAGATGTCTAATGCCAAAGCAGCCCATCCAGCAATTGGAATAGCAGAAGCAAAGGATATTAATGCACCTTCAGTGTCACCTTCTAATAATCTAGAGGCACCCTCTACAGTTCCAAATATTGTGTTTACAAAGGGTAAAAATTTCCCCAATCCTTTTTTACCAATTGCCGATGCTATTTTTGTTCGAACTTTTGGTGGAACTTTTGGTAGTACAACATCAACAATTGGTGAAATAAATTTCTCACCAATTTTACTGTTTATTTCACCACCAATTTTACCGACTTTATTAAATAAACCCTTTGCACCACCACTAATACTTTCTGCTATGCCACCAATGCCAGGCATTCCCTTCATTCTTGAACCAACTCTTAATTTATCTCCTAGATTTGCTGTTCCCTGAATAATTCTTTCATTAGATGCTGCAAATCTACTAGCACTTCCACCTGCTGCCTTTTGTGCCCATTTAGGTAGGTTTCTCTGTGCTTGCATTGCAGCATATGCTTTTCCTGCCTTTGTTGATGCATATGCCGATGCTGTAGTTCCCTTAACAGCAGCTGCCGTTGCAGAACTTGCAACTGATGATGCTGCTTTGGCACCAAGGCGTCCACCTGATAAAATATATAATAATCTTCCAGGAAGTTTCCAAAGAAATTTACCAATAGTCCAAAGTCTTTTTATCCACTTGAAGACTTTATAACCAATTATAGCAATGACCGCAGGAACAAATGCCTTTCCAATCCAATAAAAAATTTGGTCTAATAATTTTTTATTTTTTGGGTCTTGTAACCATTTGAATGCTTTACTTAAAACTATATTTGTAACAATCAGACCAAAAAATTCTTTAATCTTATCAAAAATACTTTTTACAGGTTGGGTAAGTTTGTTTAATACATTTTTACCAACATCTGTTAATTTTTTCGCACCACCTTCTACTGCACTCTCTTTATCAAATACTCTTCTTTTTGCTTCTGATGCTTTTATTTTTTTAAGAGTTGCTTTTTCTTCTGCGATTCGCATCGCAAAATCATAAGAAAGTTGTTTCTGAATTTCAACAAGAATTCTATTTGTTTCTACTAGTGCTTCTTGTGTACCTTTATTGTCAGATGAAGATTGTTTATCTTTATTGTCGGGTGGAGATTGAATTAATGACTCAAATTTATCTTTTAATTTTTCTGAAGATTTTTGAAAACCAAATTTAGTAACTTTTAATTTTGGACCAGATAATTCTTTATTCAAAGATAATTTAGAGGCACCAAAAATAGAAGAAGATATATTCTTCTTACTTAATTTTGGTATTGATGGTGCCTTATAAATTCGATTAATGTCCACTCTGCTGCTGCGCTTTTAGATTTTCTGCTTCAATGAACTGCTCCAATAAACTGACATAGATATCCCTTTCCCAGGGAATCATATTTTCAAGTTCGGTTAATGAATATTTATGGTGTTGCATCAAGGCAAAATTAATCTTGTAGTATGACTCAAGATTAGTGTGAGCCATACTTAACTGAAAAAACTTGCTAGACCCTCAAGAACAACTTCAGATTCAACTTTTGTATTTGGATTTTTAACTTTGATTGTATGAATCAGTTTTGGCATTGATGTAAAGAAAGTTTCAATTTCTTTGAACTGTTTTGTGTTTAGTTGTTCAAGAAATTCTTCTAATTCTTTTTTACTGCAATCAGCAGCATTCCAACTTTCTTCAGCATCGTAAATGATGTCAATACAAGAAGTTACTAATTCCAAAGATTTATCAACACTACTCATATCTTCACTTGTTTCAAAATTATTATCGATAAACTGCTCAAGAGATGGATACTTGAGTTTCATTGAAAGTTTATCATCAAGTTTAATAATATTTGTATGATCCTTATTTTTTTGAACTTTAATTGTATCTAGTTCAATTTCTACCTGAACTTGAGTCTCACCATCATCAGGGCAAGTAATATTTACCTCAACGGTTTCTCCAACTGATCTGGAACGAACGTTCAAGAACAAATACTCAATATCAAATGTAGAAAGATCTGAGATTTTAACTGTTTTTGTAAGCAGACAATCCGATAAAATTTGAACAACAGCCTCAGTAATCTGCTTCATATCCTCAGATTCTAATGCTATCAATAAGATTTTCTCTTCTCTGACTAAAAATGGTCGATACTTAATTTTTTTACCAGTAGAAGGTAGTTCCAACTCATAAGTTGGAGTATTAATTTTTGGTAAAGGCATAATCCCTAATACAATTCAGATATGATTATTTATTCGTTAAAATCCAGGTCCAAAAGCACCATTACCAGCACCAAGTCCAGGGCTATAACCAGACTGTCTTAATCTCGAAGCCTCTTGCATTGCCTTAATATCATTAATCATTTGATCTATTGTTTGGTTTCCATTAATTAAACGTGGTTGTGAAATAGATGCATTATTTCCTGGTGTTGGATTTTCAATTTTTCTTTCTTTATCTTCTTCAACAGGTAAATCAGACCTCTTAACAATATACCTATCAAAATTAAAAGAAACCGTAACCTTTAATATGTCAGCTGCACCATAAGAAACAGGAACAGTTGCCACAGATTTTGGAAATGCATTGATGAAAGTATATTCTAATTGTTTTTTATAATCTCTCTCAAATTTAAAAATTTTCATATTTTGCATTTTATAATCTTCAGGATAATTAAATCTTCGATAAATTTTAGTACTAGGGGACGATGCAGCTGCTGGTTCGCCCAATGAAGGACTGTTTCCACCCGCAATATAATCCATCCAACCCTCAAAAAATCTCAATACCTGATAGTCCGCATCAACATAAAATGTCATGTCAATATCAGTATAGAGACGAGTATGTGCAAATTCTTGAGTTACTCCCATAAAATTATCTTTAACTTCTGCAGTGGCATATGAAGTTGTTGGTAAAGAGCATTCCGAGCACAAATAACCCAATCTTTTAACAAAATTTTTGACAGCATCTATAGAAGGATCTCCAGGATAATTATTTTTAAAATGAGCTTCTAAATTTTTACTTAAAGTCATTTCAACATAATAATAATTAGTTTGAGCGAGATTACCTATCCGATCTTTCATCTCGGACATTGTAAGTTTCTGGACAATAGAATTTCCCACTCTAAATACCTTATACGAATCTTATATTATTAAATATTTAGATGTCATATAAAGGAAAGTATCAACCTTCACATCCAAAAAAATATAAAGGTAACCCAACAAATATCATTTACAGATCATTATGGGAAAGAAAGTTTATGGTTTATTGTGATACTAATGAAAACATTATTGAATGGGGAAGTGAGGAATTAGCATTACCATATCGTTCACCAGTGGATAATCGAATTCATAGATATTTTCCAGACTTTTATATTAAAGTTAAAGAATCAAACGGTTTAACTAAAAAGTATATCATTGAAATAAAACCACAAAGACAAACGGTAGAACCAAAGGTTCCAAAAAGAAAAACTAAAGGTTATATTTACGAAGTTGTTGAGTATGCAAAAAATCAAGCAAAGTGGAAAGCAGCAGAAGAATGGTGTCTTGATCGTGGTTATGAATTCAAAGTTCTGACAGAAAATGAATTAGGTATTAAGTAATGCCAAGAAAAACTCTCAGGGAAAGAAGAGGACAAAATCCAACTGATGATAAAAGTAATCAACTTCGTGAATTGGTTGATAGTTTAACTGGTATTGAAAAACCAGAGAATCTGATGGAAGAAATTAAATCAGTTCTCCCAAGTGTGAGTAAATTTGAAATTCAACCAGGAAACATTTATACGTTCACTTATCGGGCAAAAACACCAGGATTGAGTTATGACATTCACCCATTAGTTGGGGTGGCTAAGGTTTTTAATTGGGGGTTTACTGGAGTGAATTTTCATTGGGGAGAATCTCGTCAATATACTTGGGAAGAAATACTTGGAGATGTTTATGAAGTTCAAAGAGAAGAACTTACAGACATACAGAGAATATCTTATGCAGATCTTTCCGAAAATCCTTCTAAATAGTTAGAAAAGGGTAAATGGCACTTAGATATCCCTACGAAATTTTATCAGAAACTACCGATTATTTGCAGATTCAAATTCTGGACTATAGTCGGCCGAAAGGAAGCATTACTGCTAATGCCCAAAGTGTTGCAAAGACAATTAAAGGTGCGATCATACTACCCATACCATCGAATATTCAGGATGGCAATAGTGTTTCATATTCTGATGATAGTTTAGATAGTTTCACTGCATCAGTTTATAATGCAATTAGTCCTAGTATGTCAAATGCTGATAATTTGGGTGCTGGAGAAGCACTAACAACAGCATTAACCAAGGGTGTAAATGCAGTTACAGATGCAGAGGCTTTAAAATATTTTAGTAAATCATTAGCAGCACAAGCAGCAAATATTCCTTTTGGTGGAAACCTAACTCTTGGTCAAATTGTCGCAAGAGAAGATGGTCAAATTATAAACCCAAACGTTGAACTTCTATTCAATGGTGTTACTTTGAGATCATTTAAGTTTTCATTCAAAATGACCCCAAGAGGTAAACCAGAAGCAGAAGAAATAAGAAAAATTATCAATACATTAAAAAAATCAATGGCACCAAAAACAGGAGGTCCTGATAAATTTATAAAAACCCCAGACATTTTCCAATTAACTTATAAAAAGGGAAATGCTATTCACCCATATCTGCATTTATTTAAACAAACATTCTTAACAGATATGTCGGTGAATTATACTGGAGAAGGTGTTTATGCAACCTATAGTGATGGCTCTCCAATTTCTTATACTATGGATTTATCTTTTAAAGAAATTGAACCAATTTATGATGCAGATTATAATAACGCAGCAAACCAGGTAGGATTCTAAAATGGGATACTTCAGAGAACTACCAGATTTAGATTATCAATCATTTCTTTCCGACAGTATCTCGTCGCAAAGTTATTTGAGAGTTAAAAATTTATTCAGAAGAAATAAATTACGTGATGATTTAAAAAATGTTTTTACAATCTTCAATAAGTATGAAATTGTAGATGGTGCTAGACCAGATACTGTTGCAGAAGAATTTTATGGAGATGCCGAATTAGATTGGGTTGTTTTAATGACTGCTGGCATTATTAATGTTAGAAATGAATGGCCATTATCAAATTATAATCTTTACAACTATGCAGAAGGTTTATATGGTGGATTAATCAATGATATACACCATTACGAAACAATTGAGGTAAAAGATCCAGAAGGCAAACTAATTTTACCTGCAAAAAAAGTTGTTCCTGCTGATTTTAAAATTCATTACTATTATGATAGTCAGTACTATACGAATGATAGTACAATATCAGGAGAAAATGTTGTAAGAATATCAAACCCAATAGTAGGTGTCAGTAATTTTGATTATGAAACTATAAAAAATGCTGAAAAGTCTTCAATTTACTTATTAAAAACCTCATATCTTCAACAATTCTTAAATGATATGAGAGAAATTATGATTTATGATCGTTATTCTCTGTATGTCGATGAGTCTTTAATCAGAACTGAGAACAACAGAATCACAATGCCATAAAAAAGGGGAGGTTACCCTCCCCGTTATTTTCACTCGGAAAGTTTTGCAAAGTAACTCAG